CCCATGCCGTATCCTGGGTTCATTTTATTTTCAATTCTATCAGTCAAAAATTTTCCTCCAGGTGCAAAAGCCATGGCAGCTTTCATCCAACTAGGTTATTCTTTTTTAGGTTGAAGAGTTTCATCTTTGTAAAATTTTCCTGAATTATCATATTGAAAAAATCTACCCGGCCCTTTTTGTTGTATGTTTCCCGGAAGACCGCCCCTATAATTTGGAGAATTATAATAACCAGATTGTCCTGCGTAAGGTCCAGAAGTTAACACACTTTTATCACCAGGTTGAACTGCTGTACCATAACCAAATAAATTTCCCCCTATGTTATTATCTCCTCCACCACCAGAATTTGCAAAAGCATTTGTATTTACAATACCTTCATCAACCACTGGTTCCTGATCCTCGGGTAACTGAAAAGGGTTTTGTAAATATTTTTGTTGGGGGATATATTTAAAACCTGCGTCTCGTATCTCTTGGTCAGTAGCCATTACCTTCTCCCTCCTGGGTGTATATCTAATCTAAACGTACCTAGTTTCCAATCTTCACCAGATGTTGTATTAGCAACTTCTAATGCAATTTGTCTAGCTCTTACTCTAATATCTTTTTTAGTTGTTGAAGATGAACATGTAAAACTATTAGTAACTTCACTACTGTTTGGGTATAATCTTGATTTAAATTTAATTGCAGTGTTACCTGTCTGTGAAATAAAATCTGGTATAAATCTACTAATTCTCATAATATACTCACCGTCTCCTCTAATATCTGGCATACCTACAGTGGCTCCTGTATTACTTCTTTTCTGTGTAATGTCAAAATCACCAGATTTAATTGATCCAATAATAGCTGTGGTAACACCACCTGCATTAATTTGATCTGTTCCAATTTCTTGGTTGTAATATATACTAAGTCCGTCCGTATTACCAACAACATCTGATGATGCATTGTCTGAAGCGGTATAATATGTTGCATGGGGTCTGTCAAAAACTGCTGAGTCCTGCCAAGCAGCTCTGTTTAAAGTACCTGTTGTCCATATAGGACGTTTAGGTGATGAGTCTAGATAGTTATAAGTAACTACCCTGTTGATTTGATCTGATGCAGCCGTGCAATAAAACCAACTTACTTCACCAAACAAATTATTTAATCCAGCATTAATAAGATCTCTAGATGTAGCATTTATATCATCGTAGACATGGTCTTCTACAAGACAAGGCATAGATCTTAATTGACCATCGTATTGGAAAAAACCATTTTCTGACATCCAATAAGCTGTGCCGTCTACTTCTATACAAGCATTTTTACCAAACAATCCACAGTTTGTTCCAACTTGTTCAAACGAGAATGTAAACGGTTGACCAACAAATTTCATTAAAAACAATGCGGTATCGGTCCAAACATAAATAGCGTCCCTACCTTTAATAGCTCCCATAATTTTAGAACCATCAGCGAGCCTTTGTGTACCTGCAGTATTATTTGCCCTTACTGTATATGAATCAGTTTCATCAATACTTTCTTGAGAAGAAAAACGTATAAACATATCATCTTTAGTTGTTGATGTTCCGACCGTTGTTTCTGTTCCAAAAAATACTAAGTGTCTGTCTGGTGTAGATACCAATACATGTCTAGATGCAGTCGGAGCGTTTGCTAATACAGTTGCTCTTGTTGATGTTGGGTTGGCTGCAGATGCATCCCATTTAAAACATTTACCATTGTAAATAAGAGCAATTAAAGTTGTACCATAGTTATCTAAAATCCATAATCCTGGATCAATAGTAAGGTCACTATTGTTTGGATCTCCCCAACCAGTAAAACTAGATATGTTTTGAACTGTGGCCCCACTACTATGTGTTGATTTTGTTGTACCATTTACACCTCTTGCACCACCGCTTAATGTATTTGTACCTGTATTATTATTTGTAAAACTTATATCTTCACCACCTATTCTAATTTCACCTGCAGATGGAAACGCTGCTGAGTTAGCAAGAACAATAGTTGTTGTGATCGTGTCTGTTAATGCTGTGGCTAAAGTTGTTGATGCTGCTCCTGGAGAAGTACCTGACCATAAACCTGTACCCCAACCAAGTCCCCCAAGTTGTTGTGCTGGTCCAACAGATTCATAAATTAAAACTGATGCAGATCCTGCAGTGCTTAAAGGTGTGCCTGTTTCATTAGACGCCATTGTAATAGTAAAAGTAGTAGAAGTTGGGACAGATGTTACCATAAATTTAACGTCTTCAAAAGTTGCATTTGTAAACGTTGAACCACTTAATCCACCTACACTATCAAATAAAACAATATCATCATCTGTTAAACCATGGTCTGAACCAACGGTTACTGTGACTGTTGGACTACTAGATGTGCTTGTAAAGTTAGCTCCTGTAATTGTAGTTCTTATGGGGTGTATGTCGTAATATGTACCACCCGAATAAACATATAAAATTCTGTTAGTTCCTATAGCCGCGTATTTAATTCCGGCATTGTCATCCCAATGATGAACAGCTCTAGCAGCACCTGTTAAGTTAGTTGAACCTAATTGTTGCCAGCCGCCTATTTTTTCTGGAGAACCATATCTAAAACGAACGTTGTCGCCATCAAACCATTGTCCCTCGGCCCCGGTCTCTGTAACCTGTTTGTTGAACCCTGGTGCAAACCCTAATTTTTGTAACATATAACCTCATTATAATACTATTTTAAACCTGACGGTAGACCTAACTTAGCTCTTCCGTCAAACTTGTTTTTATCAGCAAATGGGCCATTCACATGATTATAATGTAGAAATACTTGACCGCATATGTTCCCGTCAAAAGGCTCTCGCCAATGTTCGAGTTCACAGCCACTATATACTAACATATCTCCTACTTCAAGCAAGACTTTAGTACCTGCTGGAGCGTTAGGTTTATGTATATTTTTGTATTCATCAATAACATTGTCGGATCCTGTGCCATCTATAAATATAGGCCAAGGATCGCCACCTAAATTAACTGTTGTAGATATTTCACAAGAGGGTCTATCTTTGTGTCTTTTTAATTCATCACCTTTTTTATAGGCTCTTGCATACGAGTAAGTTGGTATCAAATCTAAATTTGAATGTTCTTTCATTACAGGTAACATTTTCATCAATAAGGTATCCATTACAAAATCACCATAACAAGAATAGGTATTAGGTATTTGTTGATCGGTCCATGTTCCAAGAACCGGGGACTGTGAATGTATATTATTTTGATACATGTAACTTACTGCATCTCTTTTAAGTAAAAAGTAGTTAAGTATAAAATTAGCTAGTTCGTACGATACAGCGTTTTTTATAACTTGATATTTCTTTATCTCAAACATATTATACCATAAAACATTTCTGCATAAAATTAAAGCTTACTGATATCCTTATATCATTAGACTCATTTGTATCTACGCAGTGGTTTAACCAAGACGGAAACATAATTAATCTTCCTGCTTTTGGCTCATAATTATCTTCTCTCCATAATCTTCTTGGTGGTTTACCTTGTTTCATTCTAGGTCTTACCATTAATGCAACTGATCTTGGATCTTCTATTTTTAATTGACCAGAGTTTTTAGATGCTTTTACATAATACACACCTGACCATAAAGAGTTTGGATGAATATGAGCTCTATTCATTCCACCTGGTGGGTTAATGTTGGCCCACATATTACCTAAAAAAGGTTCGCTATCTAAATGTTCTTGATCATAAATAGTTCTTTGTGCTTCATATAACAGATCAACTAATTTTTTATACTCTGGTCTAGCATTCATGTCAGTTGTTGAATGCCAACCTTTTATATTTGTTCTAACTACACCTTTATCTTGATTAGACCAATTAATAATATCTCGTTCTAACTGTTGATTTAATGCATCATCATTTAAATCTGCAACATAAATAGGTGTTGGAAAAACTAAATCTCTAAACATTATTTAAATGGTGTACCTCCAAACCACATTACCAAAGATTTTCTATGACCTCTAATAACTGGTTTTACTCTGTGTCTTATAAATGATGCAAAGAACACAGCGTGTCCTTGTTTTATTTTTGCAACTTTACCTTCACTCATTAATTCTAAATCTCCACCTTCAAACTCTGACTCAGGTGAAAGTAGACATGTCATTGATATTTTTCTAACAGGTGGTTCGTGAGCCATGTTCACATCATTATCAACATGCCAATCATAGAATCCTCCTTCTGGATACTCTGTGTATTGTGCAAGTTCTGTTATTTGCATACCATCAAAACCAAAATGATTGCCATTTGTGGTTTTCATAATACGTTCTATGTCTTTATACATATCAGTCATCTTTTTAAACGGTATCCAACTAATGTGTGAGGTTCTAGTTTTAGTGTCTACAACTCCACCTTTAATACCTTTATCACCTGCTCCAACAGATGCATCATTTCTAGGTTCAGCACGTCCAGCTTCAATAATCATTTTACATTGTTCAGGTGTAAATATTGGTGTAGTCGTCTCTACTATAAAAGATCTCCATCGTGGTTCTGTTATCATATTAATATCCGTATTCTATCCATCCCGTTATTATATATTTATCATTTGATAGAGGTGGGTTGCCTCTATGAATGTGTGTAAATTGTGAAGGCCATACTAATAATGTATTTTTCTCTGGTTTGAATCTACACTTTTGATATAAAAATTCTGTCTCTCCACCTTCTGTTACATCATTTAGATATATCATAAAAGCTAGTATTCTATTTCTTGCTTTCATTTCTGCATTCTCACAATGCCAAAAATGATAACCTTCACCTACTTTAGTTTTTTGTATTTTAACTTCTAGTATGTTGTGTGTTGCTAATTTTTTTAGATAAGAATATTTTTGAACATACAAAGGATACACTCCTTTAAAAAACAAATCTATAAAAGGTTTGTTATTATAAGTCATTGCAACATTGGTATCTCTTATTGTATCAATGGCGTTATCAGATACTAACATCTCATCCTCTCGTCTAGGATACACTGCACCTTGTTTCTCACATTTGTTAAAGTAATTTGTATAGTCTTCTATCAATTCGTTTGGCATAAAGTTTTTAAATATACCAATATGATCATCTCGAACTAAGTATTGTCTATCCATTAATTAGCTCCTCTATTTTTAATAGGATCAAACTGTACATCACAGTTTGCAGCTAGTGTTCGCCTAGTCTCATTCGTTCCATTAAAAGGATAAACACAGTGTCTCATATCATATGGAAACACATAAAAATCTCTAAGGTCCATTGGTGGTTGATAATCTATTTTAGCAAACTGACCATTGCTTGCACCTAGTATTTGTA